TATCCGTTGGACGTCGAGGGCGAAGGCGATGCGATCTCGCTGGCCGAAGCCCGCACACGCACCTTTGCTCGGCGCAAGATCTTCATCGTTTCGACGCCGACGATCTCAGGGGCGTCGGCTATCGAGCGCGAGTACGAGGCCAGTGACCAACGTCGCTACTTTGTGCCGTGTCCGCATTGCTCCCACCGTCAGTGGCTGCGTTTCGAGCAGCTGCGTTGGGACAAAGGGCAACCGGAGACAGCTGCCTACATCTGCGAGTCATGTGACACCGCGATTGCGGAGCACCACAAGACGTGGATGCTGGAGCACGGCGAGTGGCGCGCGATGATCACCGATGGCGCGGGTAAGACGGCAGGCTTCCACCTGTCGTCGCTGTACAGCCCGGTGGGCTGGCGCTCCTGGCGCGACATTGCCGCCGCGTGGGAAGCCGCCGTCAACAAGGAATCGGGATCGGCCGCTGCGATCAAGACCTTCAAGAACACCGAGTTGGGCGAGACGTGGGTCGAGGAAGGCGAAGCGCCGGACTGGCAACGGCTGGTCGAGCGACGCGAGGAGTACCGCATCGGCAGCGTGCCGCAAGGCGGTCTGCTGCTGGTGGGCGCGGCCGACGTACAGAAGGATCGCATCGAGGCGTCGGTTTGGGCCTTCGGGCGCGGCAAGGAGTCGTGGCTCATCGAGCATCGCGTGCTGATGGGTGACACCGCCCGCGACACGGTGTGGAAGCGCCTCGCTGAAATGCTGGCCGAGAACTGGACACACGCCTCGGGCGCAGCGATGCCGCTGGCGCGCTTCGCGCTGGACACCGGCTTTGCCACGCAGGAGGCCTACGCCTTTGTGCGGGCCTGCCGCGATCCGAGTGTGATGGCCGTCAAGGGTGTGGCGCGTGGCGCGGCGCTGATCGGTACACCGACGGCCATTGATGTCTCGCAGGGCGGCAAGAAGCTGCGCCGGGGCATCAAGGTGTACTCGGTGGCAGGCGGCATCGCCAAGCTGGAGTTCTACAACAACCTGCGCAAGAGCGCTGATGTCGGCGAGGACGGTTCGACCCCGGTGTTTCCTGCCGGGTTCGTCCACCTGCCCAAGATCGACGCCGAGTTCATCCAGCAACTCTGCGCGGAGCAACTGATCACCCGCCGCGACCGCAACGGCTTCCCGGTGCGCGAGTGGCAAAAGATGCGCGAGCGCAATGAAGCGCTCGACTGCTACGTCTACGCCCGCGCGGCCGCATCGGCGGCGGGCCTGGATCGCTTCGAGGAACGCCACTGGCGGGAATTGGAGCGGCAGCTTGGGGTGGCCAGTCCGCCAACTCCTGAAACAACAACCGAATCGATCAGCGAGGCCACCCAACGCGGTGGCCTCGCTGTTTCTGGAACCCGCAACACCGGTCGGCGCGTGATCAAGAGCCGCTGGCTGTCCTGACACCCCAAGGAGAAAACATGAGTCTTGCTACCCGAATCGAAAGCTTAGTTCTGCGCGTCGCGCAGGAGTTCAACGACGTCCGCGCCAAGGCTGGCAACCTGGCCAACCTCACCACCACCGACAAGTCGAATCTGGTCGCGGCCATCAACGAACTGAAGGCCGCCGTGGTGTCCTCAGCGGTGATCGACGACGCCAACATCGCCACCACCAGCACCTATTCGTCCAGCAAGATCGTCTCGCTGCTCGATGCGCTCAAGAGCGAGATCTTGGGCGGTGCCGATGCTGCCTACGACACGCTGGTGGAAATCCAGCAACTGCTGCAGAACGGCACCAGTGGTCTGGACGCGTTGCTGGCCGCAGTCAACAACCGCGTGCGCTTCGATGCCGCGCAAACACTCACGGCTTCCGAGCAGGCGCAGGCGCGCAGCAACATCGGCGCAGTGGCTGCCAGCGATGTGGGCGACACCGACACCGATTTTGTCGCCGTGTTCGAAGGCGCGCTGGTCTGATGAGCCTCGCATCGCGCATCAGTGCGCTGGCCAGCCGTATCGGTCTGGAGGTCAAGGCCAAGATCGACGCCACCCATCCCGGCTTGGCCCGGGCGTGGGTGTGCTTCGGCTACATCGGCAGCCAGATCGTCGTGCGGGCCTCACACAACGTGGCCAGCGTGACCCGAACGGCAGCTGGCCGCTACCGCGTGACCTTCACCACCGCCATGCCCGACGCCAACTACTGCTGGACAGCACTCGCCCGCAGCAGCACCAACAGCGGCACGCAGCGCATTGCCATCGTGCGATCCACCTCCGACCAGAAGACCGTCCAGTACGTCGACATCAGTTGCGCGACGAGCTCGGCGTCATTTTCCGACTCCTCCGAAATCAACCTCACGGTGTACCGCTGATGGCCTACACACAAGCACACCTCGATGCGCTGGAACTGGCGCTGGTCAAGGGCGAGAAGCGCGTGACCTTCGGCGACAAGACGGTCGAGTACCGCAGCGTCGATGAACTCCAGGCCGCCATTGCGGCGGTCAAGCGCGACCTCTTCGAACAGGCCGTGGACACCGGACTGTGGCCCAGCGCGCCACGTCAGATCCGGGTCACCACAGGCAAGGGGTTCTGAGATGGCGTGGTACTCCAAATTCCGCAGCTTCTTCGGGCAGTCGCCCATCCACGAAGCAGCCGGTCGTGGTCGTCGTTCGATGGCGTGGATGCCGGGCAACCCCGGCGCGGTGGCGGCGATGCTGGCCACTTCCAATGAGCTGCGCGTCAAATCCCGCGATCTCGTGCGCCGCAATGCGTGGGCCAATGCCGGAATCGAGGCCTTTGTCTCCAACGCGGTCGGCACCGGCATCAAGCCGCAGTCGATGGCCAAGGACGAGACGTTCCGCGCCGAGGTGCAGGCGCTGTGGCGTGACTGGACGGAACAGGCGGACGCCACCGGACAGACCGACTTCTATGGGCTGCAGGCGCTGGCCACCCGCGCGATGTGCGAAGGCGGCGAATGCCTGATCCGTCTGCGTCCACGCCGCCCGGAAGATGGATTGGCCGTGCCGCTGCAATTGCAGCTGCTCGAAGCCGAACACCTGCCGCTGAATCTCAACACGGAACTGCCATCGGGCAACGTCGTGCGTTCGGGTATCGAGTTCGATGCGATGGGTCGTCGCGTGGCCTATCACCTGTATCGCTCGCATCCCGAGGACGGCCGCCTTGCGCCGATGTCGGGGCAAGGCGGATTCGACACCGTGCGCGTCGATGCGCGGGAAATCATTCACCTCTACCGCGTACTGCGTCCCGGCCAGATCCGGGGCGAGCCGTGGCTGGCGCGGGCGCTGGTCAAGTTGAATGAGCTGGATCAGTACGACGACGCCGAGCTGGTGCGCAAGAAAACCGCTGCGATGTTCGCGGGCTTCATCACGCGCCTCTCGCCCGAGGACAGCCTGTTGGGCGAAGGCATTGCCAATGATGCGGGCATCGCACTGGCCGGAATGGAGCCAGGCACGATGCAAATCCTCGAACCCGGCGAGGACGTGAAGTTCTCCGACCCGGCTGACGTGGGTGGCAGCTATGGCGAATTCCTGCGCGCGCAGTTTCGAGCCGTGGCCGCCGCCATCGGCGTGACCTACGAACAACTGACCGGCGATCTCTCCGGGGTCAACTACTCGTCGATCCGGGCGGGAATGCTGGAGTTCCGCCGTCGCACCGAAGCCATCCAGCACGGCGTGCTGGTGCATCAGCTCTGCCGTCCGGTCTGGAATGCGTGGCTCGATCAGGCGGTGCTGGCAGGCAGCCTGACGACTCCGGGCTATGCCCGCCGCCGCCGTGACTACACCGCCTGCAAATGGATTCCGCAGGGCTGGCAATGGGTCGATCCCGAAAAGGAATTCAAGGCGATGTTGCTGGCGATCCGCGCCGGTCTTATCAGCCGCTCGGAAGCCATCTCGGCATTCGGCTACGACGCCGAGGACGTCGACCGTGAAATCGCTGCTGACAACCAGCGCGCCGACGACCTTGGCCTGATCTTTGACTCCGATCCGCGCCGCACCTCCAAGGATGGTGGCAGCGCCGAACCCAACTCACAGGCCACCGACAGCAATCAGTCGTCCGCCTGAAGGAATCCCCATGACCCTGCTACCGCATATGGCGGCGCGCATCTTTGGCGCGCCGCTGCTGATCCATCGCCCAAAACTTGAAGTCATCCTCGCCGTACTGGGGCCACGCATTGGGTTGTCGGAAAGCGGCACGCCGATTCCGTCACCCGCTACGCGCAGTCCACCAGCCTCGGATGCAGGCATCGCCATCCTGCCGATCTACGGCACGCTGGTACGGCGCACCGTCGGGCTGGAAGCCGCCTCAGGCCTGACCAGTTACCAGGACATCGCCGCCCAGCTCGATGCTGCCGTTGCCGACTCTTCGGTGGCCGCCATCGTGCTCGACATCGACAGCCCGGGCGGCGAATCCGGCGGCGTGTTCGATCTGGCCGACCGCGTGCGTGCAGTGGCACAGCGCAAGCCGGTCTGGGCGCTGGCCAACGACATGGCGTACTCGGCGGCCTATGCGCTCGGGTCGGCAGCTAGCCGCTTCTTTGTCACCCGCACCGGTGGCGTGGGGTCGATTGGCGTCATCGCCATGCACGCCGACCAGTCGGTGCGCGATGCGAAGGACGGCGTTCGCTACACGACCGTCTTTGCCGGGGCGCGCAAGAACGACCTCAACCCGCATGAACCGATCTCCGACGAAGCCCACGCCTTTCTCAAGAGCGAGGTGGATCGGATCTACGGGCTGTTCGTCGACACCGTGGCCAGCCATCGCGGCCTGAGCGGCGACGCGGTGCGCGCCACCGAAGCGGGCGTGTTCTTCGGACAGGACGCCGTCGCGGCAGGACTTGCTGATGCCGTCGGCACTTTCGATGACCTTCTGACCGAACTCACCGCTGCACTTTCACCCCCTCCGGCGCTTGCGGTTGCGGCGCTGGGACATCTTCACCAACCACGACTGGAGCATTTCATGAATGAACCCGGAACCACTGCTGACCCTGGGGTTGGCGCTGATCCTGATCGCGCTGATGACGCGGCCACGCCGATGACCATCGAAGACGCGCAGGAGGTCGCCGAACTGTGCGCGCTGGCGGGCTGCCCCGAACGCATTGCCGGTTTTC